GACAGGCTTGTGCTGCCCGTCGGATACGCCAATCCAGACGGTCATGATCTGATCCGACCGGACAGCAGATGCCACGCCCGCGGGGTTCGCCGGGTCGAACATGCCCAAGGGATCGGGATAGGTCAGGGTACATTCGCCGGCGGGGATGGATTGGTTGGTGGGATCGGATTCGGAGATCAGGTTGCACGAGTAGAGGCTATCTCCGGTGGCCTCGAATAACACGCCGTTTGCGATCTCGCGGATGCGTGCCCGGTGGAAGGGATGGCTCCACTTACTGACGGTGACCGTAACAGTATCGTAGGCGGCGCGGATACCGGTGATGTGCACAATGGGCTGGTCATTGTTGCGGATGTGCCATTCTTGATGATAGGTCTCTGTGGACGACGCGCCGTCGATTGTGACGTCAAAGTCTACGGCGTATTCATTGGCTGCGGGATCAAAGCAGATGGTCAAAACGCTGATCGCACCGCCATTGCGGGTACAGCTGAGTTTGACAGTGTCTGCGGCAAACATGCCGTCCTGATCGGACAGGGCGTCGGAGAGATAGCCGCAGACCTGCCCGGCCCAGCCGTTGACGAGCGCCCGGCCGTCGAGGGGCGTGCGGTTGTACTCTCCTGTGGCATAGAGACGGTGGGGAGGAGATTTGTCCCATTGGATGGGCATACAAAGGCTGTGCGCGGTGCCGTGGGCGTTGATGTTTGTCGGCCAGCTTAATGGATCGAGCCGGACGACTAGGTCTGTGCGGCGTTCAGAGGCGGCGCTATAAGTGTGGTATTCTTGCGGGACGGTGAGCATAGGGGCCTCCTTTCTATCGTTCAATAAACGGCCACGATATATTTTTGTAGTGCGCCGGCTTCCCGCTCGCATCTGTCGGCCCTGGTTCATACGTCATTGTACCGCTGTAGAATTGCCCTTCTCGGATTGTATCCGTATTTTCATCGTAATACCGCAGGCGGACAAAGTTCTTCCCAGTGCGCATCCGTTTGATACGCAAAAACTGGTCGCGCGTGAGGAACGTCCACTTACAGTTTGCCGTTAATTTCTCGGCCAGCAGTTCCTTTGTCATCTGAGCACCCGGGCCAACGGTACGCTGCGCCCCGGTTACTACCTGATCACTCGACATAGACATATAGGCATCCGGTTGGACAGGAAAAGCCACGCCATCTACGGCATAGACCATTGAATCATCTCCTTACACTGTTTGAGGCTTCAGCCTACCCATTCGAACAAACTCATCCCACACAGCCTGTGCGATAATCCGCGCAAACTTGCGCCCATCAATGTTGACGTCGCCCTCCAGCCGGATTTGGCTGCCAAACTTGCTGTCGTTAAGCGCGTTAAGCATGGCAGTGTAGATTTCACCGGCGGTCAGGCCGGTGCCGCCATCCGCTACGGCCTGCTTGATCATGCCGTACAACTCGTGCAGCGGGGCAATCGCTTCGGGGCTCTGACGGTTGTCGCCGACCATTGCGAGGGTGGGCTGTGAGACGATTCCGCCCTGGGCAAAACTGGGTAACTGCGGCGCCTTAATCGTCGGGATCGTCGGCAGTTTGAAGCTTACGTTTTTGCCTCCGATGATTGGCACCCAATCGGGGACGTCAATATCAAATTGATTCAGCTTGCCAATGAGCGTATTAAGACCTTTGATTACACCGTTGGCCAAGGCGACCATGATGTCGATACCAAGCTGAGCCCAATTTGTTTCGGTGAAATACTTCCACAATGCTTGAACAAGCTTCCAAGCTCCTTCAAGTAATATCGGGATTGATTCAATAAGTCCCTTAACAAGCGTTTCAATCATTTGTGGCGCCATCTCCATGATGACGTCCGAAGCTCCAAGAAACCCGTCGACCAAAGCCAGGAGTAAATTAACACCCATTTGAATGATTTGCGGTAGGTTATCAATGATGGCCCGACCGATGGACCAGCATACCAGAGTCACGGTTGGAATCAGCTCGGGCAAAATTTCTATAATTCCGTCGATCAAAGCCAATAGAATCTCCATTCCAGACTGCAGAATCTGCGGCAGGTTATCCGTCAGTGACTTCACGATCATACGAATCGCATCCTGTGCCATTGGGATCAGCTCTGGCATCTTGTCGGCCAGTCCGGCTAACAACCCCGTGATCAAAGCAATACCAGCAGAAATCAACCTGGGAGCATAGGTCAAAAAAGCTTGAACCAACAGCGTGATAACGTTCACGCCGAAAGGCACCAGCTCCGGAATCAGCTGATCAAGGCCATCCATGAATGCAGTGATGATACCGAGAACTGCACTTGAAATCATCGGGAAATTTGCATTGATGCCCCGGATAAAAGAGGTCAGCACAGTGACCGCGCCCTGTACAAACTTCGGTGCAAATTGTGCAATTTTGACCAGTGCTTGTGTCAAAAAACCGGCAATGATAGGGCCGAGGTCAGAAAATTCTTTGACAAGATTCGCGCCGGCGTTTGGGTCGACGGACAGCGCATCTAGATTTGTACCGCCATCTTCTGCTGATTCTGACTTCTCGATATTGTTTAGCTGGTCGAATCCGGCGACCGCGCCCGCGGCCTTTTTGGCTTCCTTTGACGTGCTTTTCAGCCGTTTGGTAGCCGCGACAGACTGGGCGTATGTTTTCCCAAATACACTCGACGTAAACGCGGCAATCTTTTGTGCGGCAAGGGCGAGTCCAGACATAAGCGCATTGACCGCTGGCATAATTACCTGCAAGATCGGCGTGAAGGCAACCTGTAAATTTCCTTTCAAAGCATTCAGAGATGCTGCAAACTGCTCGTTTGACGTTAATGCGCCGCCGATCAGGTCGCGAAATGCGCGGAAGGCTGCGTACAAGCCCGCCATCAGGATGGCCGACTTAAACGCGCTCTTGATACTTCGCCCAAGGCCGCTGACTTTATGCCCCACATCCTTAACGGATTTTGAGGCGTTTTGCTTCATGCTGGAAAAGGCTTTTCCAAGGCCGTTTTTGACACTCTTTCCGCCCTTGGATGCCGCGGATTTCAAGGTTGACTTGATCTGTTCACCGAGCGAGGCGACAGCTTCCTTGGGTTTTTCCGTCGCCTGCGCTGCTCCCAACATCGCTTTGTCATACTTTGCCTGTGTCTGGAGCAAGGTTTGCTGTAAGGAGATCAGACGGCCTTCGGCTGCAGTGATTTTTTGGGCGAGTTTGTCGCCCTCCTTGCCGCCTTCATCGCCCAGTTTTGCATAAGCGTTTTCCAGTTTCAGCAGTTCCTCACGCTGATCGGTGATCTGCGCTGTGAGATTTTCGAGCTTTTGCTTTAGCAATTCTGCAGGCTTCTCGGCGGCCTGAAAGATATCCGACATAGGAATGGCGGATTCTTTCACCTGCTTACCGTAATTCGCGATAAATTCCACCGGATCAGGCCCAGCCATTGCATATTTGGGCGGCCCACGTGGTGCGGTTGGCTCTGCTGCTGCTTGCGTCACCTTAGCCATTACTTCAAAATTGCGGGGCTTCAAGGCTCGTTCTACCATTGCGTCGAGTGATTCGCCGGTGGCGGTGATGCACTCTTCGACCGTCTTCTGGACCTTGTCCGTAACTTTTTCGACGGTCTTATTCATTTTTTCAACTGGCCGTTGCATCGCTTCAGAGGCGGCTTTTCCGACATTCTCAAAGCTGCTCTTCGCCTGGCCCTGTGCCTTGCTTGCGATGCTCTCCAGCTGCGATTTCAGATCAGCCAGAATATCCAGTTCTAAAAAGATTTTGCCGACGCTCGTACCTTCGCTCATTTACTTCCCACCTCCAAACAGGCCCGCAAGCATCTTCTCCAGCGCGGCCATCTGCTTTTTGGCCTCCGTCACATCGACCTGCGGACGGCTCGAGGCACGGAAGGCGGTCCAGTCTGCGCGGATTTGCTTCTGCCATTTGTTCATGTGCCGGATCATCTCCCGGTCTTTTTCTGACCGGACGGCCACGACACGCCCCAGCGGGGTATCATCCATCAGGCCGGATACCATCTTGGCCCAGTCGCTGTATTTGAGCGCGCCCTGCTCGGACGGCAGCACGCCATATTGCTTGGCGATGCTCTGTTCAATCAAGACATGGTCAAATTCGAGATCATACCACGTTTCTTCATCATTTTGCTGTTTCTTTGGCTTTCTGAAATCGGGCACTCACTTCTTCTGGCTCCTCACCTGTCATCGCCGCGATGATGATCTCCAGCAATTGCTGGTAGGCAGCGAAGGGTAAGTTCATCTCCTCCACCTCTTTGGCAGCCTTTTGACCGAGGGCAAGTTCCAGGATTTTGGAGACATTTTCCACGTTGGCGGTGTCCAGTTTTGTTGCTTTCATGACTGTTTTCGTCCGGTCGTCGATCGGATAGATTTTCTCTCCAATCCGAATTTCCGGCGTGTTGGTAAGCAACTTCTGATCGAGTGTGTAGAGCTTTCCCATAATTCGATTCCTCCAAATATGATTTTTTATATAACAAAAGCGCCTACCTCGGTTGAGATAGACGCTTTCGCTGTTTGGTTGTATAGCATAAAGCAAAGTAAAGCGAAAAAAATAATAGCTAATTAGCTATTGATATTTGATAGCGAATACGCTATAATATAATTAAAGGAGATGAGCAGATGCCGGAGTTATGCAGGTTTTATAACATCATCATTAAAATGATCTATTCCGATAACGGGCAGCACAGCAAGCCGCATTTTCATGTTTACTATGCAGAATATGAAGCTTCAGTCGGCGTGGATGGCGAGCTGCTCGCAGGTTCTTTGCCGATCAAGCAGTTGAAGCTTGTGCAGGCCTGGGCCGCAATCCATGAAGAAGAGCTTTACAGAGCCTGGAACATGGCTGTTAGAAATGAGCCGTTTGGGAAAATCGAACCGCTTAGATAAAAGGAGGAGTAGAGCAATGTATATAGTAGATGGTATTGCTTATGCCGGAGAACCTTCTCCGGCGATCAAGGTCTGCGGCGTTCGTCCGCTCGATGATTTTAAGCTGTGGGTACGGTTCAATACGGGAGAGGCAAAAATATTCGACTTTAAGCCGTTTTTAGATTATCCTGCCTTTGCTCCGCTGGCGGACAAGGACGTATTCCGCGCAGTCTATATCGACTACGGCGTGACCGTATGGAACGATGGCGATATCGATATCGCCCCAGAGACGCTGTATCGGGAGGGAACGGCGGCGGGAGGTGCGGTAAGTGCCTGAACAGTGCGCCCGGCTCATTGACGAGTTGATCGAGCTGCGAAAGGCCAGAGGCTGGACACAACAGGACTTAGCAAAAGCCTGCGGCCTGACGCAATCCGTCGTTGCCAGAATTGAGAGCAAGAAAAGCGTTCCCACACTGGTAACGCTGCAAAAGATCGTTTCGGCATTGGATGCAACCCTGTCTGTCAATAAGGCTGGATAAAGTTATAATTGATGCCCGCACCTGATCGCAAGTGCGGGCGATATCTATGCTTACGCGATCTTCGCACCACGCTGCACGGCCATTTCCTTCACGACCGCGAGATAAATTTCGATGAGCTTTTTGTCGTCCGCGATCACATCAACCTTGTTGAGTTTGTCGCGCTTGGATTTGCAAACGCCTTCATCTGCCATGCGGCGGCGCTTGTTCGTCAGGCGGGTGGCAAGGCTGACACCGGCCCGCTCGTCCACCAGGGCGAAAATTTCGGCCTGCACGTCGCGGATGAACTCATTCCCGCCCATCGACTGGGCGATCTTTACGATCAGCTTGCGAGCCTCCTCGCGCCATGACCGTGGGTTCAGGGCAACAACATCTTTGATATCGTCCACGCGTTGATTGACCTCTGCAATGGCTCTGTCCTGTTCCCTCTGGCGCATCTCCAAATTGATGAGGAGGCGGAGCTCCGGGGAGAGTTCCTGCACCCGCGTTTCGAGGGAGATGAGCTTGTCGCGGATTTCCTTGCCCTGTGTGGTACGCTGGATCATAGCGATATGCTTTGCCATGTCAAGGGCGAGGATGTGATTGACGGGAGGACGACCACCCTTACTTTCGCTCAAAAATGAGCTAAAGTCTTTAGGCTCTGAAAAACCATACTCGCACATCCGAGGGAACCAGTCCTTGTAATCGGTTGCAATTTTAAGCCTCTCATGCAGTTCGCGGCCAATGACGACCTTTTCCCCTGTGTCAGTGGTGTATACCGGGATGATATCGTTGTTGAATACGGTAAGATTATTCATGCTACATTCTCCTTTTTCTTGTTTTGCGTTCCGTCTCCGTTCAGCCAGACCGCTCGCGCCCAACGATAGGCTCTTTCAAGCTGCGCCTCAGACATACCGGCGCAAAGGTCGGCGATACAGCGGAGGTAATATTCTGCGCTTGTCATGCTACTTTTTCCTCCTTTGTATCTGCATTTTTGAGGCCGTTTAATTCCTCTACGATCTGGCACATCTTAAGCATGAGATCGTCAGCAATCTCCGCGAAAACTCCAACGCGATTGAAATCCCAAAGTATTGACGTACGATCTCCTTCCACTTCGTTACTTAATTTTTGAAAATAGCCGTTCGTAATCTCCTGCATAACAACGCGAGCCTTTTCAATCGCTATGCTGAGATCAAAGATTTCATCCGAGAGGACGTTTGCCGCCTCGGCTTTGGTAATGTTTTTGGACATAAAAAACACCTCCTTCAATTTACTTGAAGTGGCACCCTACCTATGATATAATAGATTTCACAGGTAGAGATACCTCGTACAATAGAGACAGTCCGTAACTTTTCCAGGGTGGCGGGCTGTTTCTATTTTTTTTGCGCCAACAACAGATGAATTCCCCGGCGTATGGCTTCGCCTCGTTTAATGCCGCTTTCCTTGCAATACTCTCTTAGCTTTGATTCTGTATCGGCATCCAAGCGAATTGTAACACTGACCGCCTTAGGGTTTTCTGCTTTTGGGCGACCTGTTCGTGGGCTCAAATCATCACCTCACTTTTTGCACTACATTTATTCTAATTTATGCATTGCAAAAAGTCAAGAGGTTTTTCAAAAAACTTTACATTTATTTCTTTACGTGCTATTCTATGAGGCGACGGGAGGGGTAAATATGAGGAATTTTGTCAAAAAATATTTAGATCGTTGGTCTATCGGTGCTATATTTGCTGTTATATATGCAATTTGGGCTGCGTTTTCTGGAAATATCCCGGGACAGGGATTTACGCGATTTTTTAATTGGCTCATCGGATCGTGCATTTTTGCCGGTGTTATATTTTTAGTAATATACATCTTTTCTCGTTTCTTCCCGCAAAAAAAGCCGTCTAGCTGTACTCTGATTGCTTTGGGCATTCAACTGGCTATTTTATCCCACAAGATGAATAAATCCCAGAAAGATATTGACGAGATCGAAGTAAAATTAAGAGAAATGGGGTGTGCTGGCAAGGATACAGGTTCTCTTCCGGACAATGCATCCGCTGAGCCTCCTGACCAACCAGTATATTGGATTGATCTTATAGATCAAATGCAAGGTCCAAAATTTGAGTTGTTTTTTATAAAGCTGTTGCAAAATTCCGGATATGAAAACGTGCAATCCACCGGAGGCTCTGGAGATCAAGGTGTTGACGTTTTGGCCGAGAAAGATGGGATTCGTTATGCCATTCAATGCAAGCGCTACTCACATGCTTTAGGAAACACCCCAGTCCAAGAAGTAAATGCAGGTCGACAACACTACGGGTGCCATGTTGGTGTTGTCGTCACCAACAACTATTTCACAGCAGGTGCAAAAGAATTGGCATCATCTTGCAAAGTGCTTTTGTGGGATAGAGAGAAATTAATAGAAATGCTTAAAGCCAACGATTGGGAAACCGTTTATCGTTAAGAACGCCAATTAGTGCGTGGCCCCCCTCAAAATTGAGGAGGGCCTCTTTTCGTTTATCCCGCCGACGACGCCGGCGTAAACGAGGGCCGTCCGTGCGACATCACATCGAACTCCAGAGGGGCCACATCCGTGCTTTCTCCGCCGCCGATCGCGGTCACGCTGACCACTGCTTCGAACGCCAGCTTCGTGCCGGAAGGAAACTCCCACTCGAATTTCGTATCGCAATCCGTGCCGGATTTCCATGCGAGGCCTGCAACATAATCGTTACCGGGATCACCAGGGCACAGCTTGCCGGAGAGGGATACTGTCAGCGCCTTGCCGGTCGTCATGCGCTTCATCCAGCCCTCCGCATCCATCGGTGTCCATTCCTGCACACTGCCGTCGATCGAGACGGAGAAGCTAGTCATTTCCGCGATGGGCACCATTTCCTCTGTGGTGCTGGACCGCCCGGATTTGCTGATCTTAAATTTATTGTCAAAGACCGGAAAAACACCTGTTTTCGGCATCAAACATCATTCCTTTCTGTAGCATATCTTTAGGTTGATCACATACTCATACACTTTTTTCACGTCCCGTCCGACTGGAACCGGGGCGGCGCCGGGATCGACGAAAACCACCTGTATGCCGCCCATCTCGATATGAGACAGGCCATAGAGCTTTTCATACAGCTCTATGGCTTTCTTTTCCGCCGCAGAGGGGTTCGTCGTCCAGTGGACGAGCAGTGTCACATATTTGTAAGCGTACCGGGTGTAGGCCTCACCGCCGATGCAGATTCGCTGGCCACCGGATGCGCGGTTATCGTTGTACACGCCCACGCAGCGATCCAGATTCGCATCAATCGCACCGACGGTCACGCGGCCATTCAGTTCCGCATCTTGTTTAAGCAGCCATCCGGCGACCTGTTCAAGGGTCAGGGTCACAGCTTTGCCTCCTCTTTATATAACTCAGCAAATTTATCCTGTGCGAAGGTCTCGTGCCTGCCACCAGGCTGCCAAGGCTCCAACCAGAGGCCGCCGGCGTTGGGGTTGTTGACGGTCTGGAAGTTGTACTCTGGATGATAGTACAGGCGGCGGGCCTGCGGGGCGTCTGTTGTGAGCAGGGACACGATTTTGCCATCGGAACGAAAGGTTTCGGCGAAAGTAGAGTTGTTTTGCATGTCTCCGCTGTCATAAGGCATGACCTGCTCTTTGACAACATCTGACCTCAATTCATCCACCGTGTCCTCCACCGCGCGCAGAACTGCCTTTTCTAACTTTTCGATCGCTGCATAGTCAAGTTCGATTCGGATGCCGTCCATCAGACCAACTCCAGTTGCGTATAATTTACCGTGCCGTCCGGGTTCCGCGCGCGGGATGCGCTGTAGATCACCCGGACGGTTTCTGCCCCGGCGCCGCGGATAACCACCTCGCCAGCGATATCCCGGCCCGGTGCAATATCGCCGGGGATCAACGCGCAGGCATTGAGCTGGATGAGCTGCCGTTCGGCGTTCATGACCTGCCGGGATCTCTCGGAGTAATTGCATTTGCCTTCAAAAATGGTCTCTTGTTTCGGCGTACCGTCGAGATTCAGGCCCGTTTGCAGCTGCACGGTGATCGGTGTGCAGCAGGCCTGCGACGGCACGAGCTGCGGCCATTTCAAGCGCGTCACCCCCAATCCAGCCCACGGTAGGTGAGCCCCGATTGCTGCAAGAGCGCATAAATGCTGCGCAGGGTACTGACGCCATCCTGCTGTACCAACATGGATTTATCCCACGACATGGATACCCCGTTGATCGCATAAGAGGTGAGCGGATTGCTGAGCAACTCGCCATATTCGCGCAAAAAATCCGCCTGTAAGCAGACAGCCCTTGTCACAAGCTCCTTCTGCCGCTCCGCCAGTCGATCAAATCCTTGACCGATAATCCGGTTGAAGGTCAAGCTATCAATGTCATACTCGGCGGATTCCAAATTTTGCTGCGTTGCGTCTCCTTCCGGGCAGATACGCATGTAGTCATCTATCGTAACATAACGCATCCTTGCATCAATCCTTCTGCTCTTTTACCTTTTTCAAGGCTTCCTGTGCGGTTTTGAGCTGCTTTTTCAGGGCGGTGTTCTCGTTGGCCACCGTCTGGAATTTGTCGTAAGGCACGGTTTTGCCTGCGCCATGCCGCACGAGTTTTCCGCTGTCGTCGAGGATGTCAAAGCCCTCCTTGACATAACGTTCCTGCTGCGTCTGGTCGATCGTATAGACCTTGTTTCCCTTTGTTGCCTTCATTTTAGTCCCTCCTTACGCGCTTGTGGCTTCCGCGTTCATGGAGACGCCAGAGGCCTTGTTTTCAATCAAAAACAGATCCCCGTAATTGCGGTTCTGATAAAGGTAGCCGTCCGCTGTGCGAGAATCCGTCCCGGGTGTGAAGAGCTTGATATAGCTGTACTTATCCCGGCAGATAACCGCCGACGGGTGCAAGAGGATGAAATTAATCTGCTTCGCGTCGGACGCAGGGACGCATCCGGTCGTGAAATCATACTTTGTCTTCATGCGGGCCGCAGGAACCATCTTGATCTGCACGTCATCCAGGCTGTGCACCTGGCGGTTGATCCCGCCAGCAGAGGATACACTCATCACACGCTGGATGCCCTCGGCCTCCTTGATGATCTTGCGCACAGTAGGCGTTGCGTAAATGATGCGGCCCTCTGTCGGCACGCCGGCCTCATCCATCTTCGCCATATACTCATCGAACATTTCGAGGATGTTTTGCGTGGTGATCTCGGTGGAATCTGGGGTTACGCTGTACTGTTTTAACTCCGCATGTAACTTAGAGAATCGGTAGGAATCCTTTTCTGGGATTGCCTGTTCCTCTTCGAAAGTCGTCTGGATGTTGGCGACGGACATGACGAGGTTCGTCTCATCGATATCCATCGGGTCGATGTAAAACTCCACGTCGCGGTCGTGGTTGAGCTTTTTCGGCTCCCAGTCGTTTGACATGGTGCCAGCGTTAAATCCGGGCGTGCGGGTATGGTCCTTGTAGCCGCTCAGGGACATGCGAGGCAATTTGATTGTCTGTGCATTAATAAACTGCACGCCAGGATTGCTTTTGGTAAGCGCATCGGAGCACAGCTCCCGCGCATACTTCTGCGCGAGCTGGCGCGCAAAGGTTTCGGCGTAATCGTATACAGCCATTGGTCATCATCCTTCCTATTTTAAGTTGTTGCCAAAGATCGCAGCGAGCGCATCGTCATCGGTCTTTAGCTGATTTTCGTTCCCTCCAGCTCCTACCCGGAATCCGCCGGAATTGTTCTTCTGGTCGTCCTGCTTTTTCCATTCGGGATGGCGCTTGAGGACTTCCTTCAACGCTTCTGCAACGGCGTCCTCGTCGAGTTCATCCCCCGATTTTTCGACAGCATGCATGGCAAGCAGCACTGCGTCCTCCACTGCTTCGGGTTTTACACCCTCCTTGTATGCGGCAAGCTGCGCGCGGGTTTCGACAATCTCCCGATGGAGGGCAGCGCTGTTGTCCTCGGCAGGCTCACCCTCGCCCTCTGCGTGAGAAGCTGACGGAGGGGCAGCGGGTGGCTGCTGGGCCTGCTTCTGCTTTTTGAGCCAGTCCTTTTCTGCGCGTTTTAGACGCGTGTTGATCAGAGCGTCAAGCTCCTCCTGTGTTTTTGGCAGATTGGGCTCTGTCCCTCCACCGGGAGGATCGGCCGGGGGCGGAATCTGGTTGTTCGGGTTTTTGTCGGGATTCTCTTGGGGAGCCGGTTCCGCAAACAACTGGAGCTGCGGCCTCAAAAAGGTTTTGCTGTTCTGTACGGTGGTTCTCAACATTGCATATCGCTCCTTTTATAGCCTGTCGGCTGTTATCCTTGCAGAGTTTTACGCCTTGCAGCACGTTTTGGGCATAAAAATGACCCGCATTTCTGCGGGCAAATTTAGCAGGGCTTCCGCCCGCCTCCCTTGCGCTTTGGCATTGTCCTCACCTCCTTCAAATGGACATGAAAAAGCGCCTGCCGGATGGCAAGCGATTTGATATTTTAACATATAAAGGCATAAAGCAAGGGAAGTCCGCTTTTAGCAGGCTTCCCTCGTGAAATGGCAATTGGCGGGTGTGCCCCTTCCCGCATTTCTTTTGACTCAGAGGGTGCGTAGCAGCACAATCTCTACTTCAATTGCCTGATTTCAGCATGTTTTAATCGTCTCTATGGTTCGGACACTTGGAACATATCTTCTCATAGTCATCAGGAGTAAAGGCCTCCTGCGGAGCTGTCCACTGCGGCGCGCCGTCATCCACTACCATACAGATATCAAAGCAGATGGCAACGTCTATTTCTTCGCCCATCAGCGGGCAAAACACCTTATCTTCCATACCGCTTTAACGCCTCCAATATCTTTTTCACCTTATCGTCAAATTCCTCTGGCCCAAACGCCGTGCGTATCGATTGCTTTTCCCGATCGACATATGTAACGCCCTGATCGGAATAATATCGCTCAAACCGGCCATTCCAGACGGTGACGGAAGCCTTTGCGTTTTTGATCATTTCCTGCGCCTGTTCCTGCGTAATATTGTGCTTCCGCTGTAAATTGATATGTTCATCGTCAAATTGCAACGCTTCGATCTCTAGCGGCTCCGGATCTAAGTGGAGCACGCCGCGGATGCCAGATTCACGTTTGATCTCTGCATTCAGTATAGCATCTTTTTGGGAATCTTCCAACGGTATTCCGTATGTTTTTTCACGCCAGTAGTCCCTACGCAGCACATCCTCATGTTCCCCGATAAATTCCCGGACGTTTTTTTGTGCATCCCGCGCCTTTTGCTGATACGCTTTCTTCTGGACTTCGTCGAGCGTGCCCTCGACCATGCGCTTCCATTTTCGCACCTCGCGTTCCAGTCCACGCTGTTGCTGCTCCAAGGCAGCAGTGTTTCGGATTTTATCCCCATCCATTGGTGGCGGGATGGGATCTCCGTATCGCCAGGTCAGCAGCGTATGGCGGCAGTTCGGGTGAAACAGCCCCTTGTTAACCGCGACGGAGAGCAACATATACCAGTGGCCGTCATTACTTAAGCCCCGGTCGCCGCTTCGTTCTCCGTCCCACACGCCCCACACATCATCAATGTATACCTTGCCCTGCCAGGGCAGGCACGTTTCCGAGCAGGCTCCATACTGGCTGACCAGCACCGTATCCACGCCAAAGTCTGCCCGGCGCTGCGCTTCACCCAGCAGCATGGATCGAGTTGCGGCGGTGCGCAAGGCCATCTGCGCATAGTCCGCGATATTGACACGCCGCCCATTTTTATACTCCACGCAGCGGATGCCTTGCGCCAAAAAGTCTTTGACCGCCATATCAATTGCCTGCGGTAGGGTGACGGCTCCCGCTGACATGGACAATTCCACGCGTGAGATTGTCTGTCGGTACACATCCTCCATCGTGCGCAGGGCGGCGCGTTCCACGTGGGATTTCGCTGTCTGGATTTCGTCGATGAGGGAGTTCAAACGGCGCTGATTAACGCCGAAAAAATGATCGTCCGGGATGGATTGTTTCGCGCGTTCCGGATCAATCTCAATCAGTTCCTGCTGCGTTTGCTCCCAACCCTCATCAAACTGCTCGCGGAGCATCTGCTCTGTGGCTTCATCTATCACAGGCCGGTATTCTTTCATCAGAGCTTTGTTCTGCCTGCGGTATTGCTCTAAATTACGGATTTTGAGCGCCTGCCAAGCGGGCCAGTGAAAGCCCTCGCTCGTTTCCCACTCCTTGTGTCCGGCAAGATTGCGGGTGAGCAAAGTAATCAGCCGCAGTTCCATCTCCTCAAACAGCCGGGCGATCTGTTGCCACGTCATACCGCATCAGCCTCATCGGACAGCGCATCCTGCAATCCGCCGCCGATAGACGGTTCCGGCAGTTCCTCAATCCCGCGCAACGCTTTGATACGGGCAACCTCTGCGGCCTTCCATTCCTCGTCTTTACTGTTGCCCCACATCTGGTCAACCTGTGTTTCTATGCTCATCGTGGCGGCCGCAGCGGCTTTGTTGACCGTCTCGACGCGGGCATCAAAAGACGGCGCGCCGTACTCGCCAAATCCGATGGACGGTTCATATGCACCCGGGGCCTCCCCTCTCATGAGATCGTAAGCCATCAGGATTACGCGGATAAGCTGCGGCAGCACCTTTTCCAGCACGCCCGTAATCGTGTTGCGGGTGTATCCAGTGACGTCCTTTTTCTCCCGCTGCGCCTCTGCGCTGCTCATTTTGCCCACATCGATGCCCAGGGTGGCCGGTGACACAATTCCCTGTAGGCACATATCAAGAGCGGCAAGATAAGAGGACAGAAACGCTTCGTACCGGATTTCCGGCTGGACCATTTCGATTTTGTTCATGTCGTTTTCGCCGGATGCGGATTCTGTGACAATATATTCGCTTCCGAAATCATTCATCCGCATTAACTTGCCAGTTTTAGGGTCGGTGGGAACAAGATCTCTTGGAATGTATTTCTTGACACGGCCCGCACGGATCGCATCCCACCATTGGCTGATAACCTCGTCAAGCGCGTCGAAATCGTCAAGCTTGCTCTCATAGATCGCCTTGCCCCGCCCGGGAAACTTAGGGCTATCATAGAACTTCAGCGGTACGGCCATTATGAAGCCGCCATCAAATTCGACCGGTTTCAACCCTGCGAGTTCTGGAACACAGTCGAGCGATACCTCGTGTTCGCCCTCGAATAGCGCATAGCTGACACTGCCTTTGCGGTAGGTTTCACAGAGCCGGTATTCCCGGTGTTTTTCCCGGTAAGTCGTCCAAAAGCGTATTCCTGTGATCCGGCCGTTTTTGTGAATGTATTCCACACGGTCGGCTTCGTAAAACTCCACGTGGGGGTAAGGGGAGGCTTCCGGATCCTTCGGATCGTCGATCATGATTTTCCAGGCCCCGTCTCCCGATTTCAGCGCGCCGGCAATGCCTTTACCCACCGCATCCTGAAAATCCAGCTCCTGCGTGATATCCTCCCATGCTTGCTTACCTGCGTCCCGCTTAAACTCAACGTCGTCCATATCCGATTTAACGAGATAGGCAAGCGTATCCACAAGGATTGCAGGAAGACCACTGTGAATTTTTCGCAGCTTCAGGTTGTTGCTTGGAACTGCTGCCCAAAACCGCGTTGCGTTCGTGCGGTCCTGTGCGCCGAGCTGCTTATATAACTGCTCCAGCTCTGCGGCCTCTCCACGGTACCAGATTTGATTGCGGATCACAGACGCCTGGTGGCTCAGTGGCTCCTGAAGAACAATACTATTTTGCGCCGCAGGTTGAATTTGCAGCCAATTGCGAAGCATACTTTTCACCTTCTCCCCAAATTTACTCATTGATGCATTCCTCCTCGCCCGATCCGGTTTTTATACGGCAGCCATGAATATTGATCGGCGTTAACTGTGTGATCGTGGCCGTCCTCCGGCTCGTTATCCTTGTCTTCTTTCCAGCTGTATGAATTCAGCTCATCGATTTCTGGTTTGCAATAGTCCTCCACCAGCAGAAAATGCCCGCTCGCCATCCATCCGGCCTGCAGGTTGATCCGGTCAATGATCTTCGTCTTTTTCCATGCGGGGGTAAATTCATAGATACTACCGTGCAGACGCTTGTACTTTTGGCATTCAATGATCGTCGCCTCGTCCGCGGAATCGATAAAGACGTTGCGGGCAAACAGGCCATAAATCGTACGGTACTTTTCTAGGAACGCGATCAGCAGCGGCGGAATATCGCTGGGGGCCAGCGCCGTCGCACGGTCCCGGTTGTTGTGCACCTCAGCGGCCAATGTAATCTTCTGGCGGTCGGCAGTGATGCCGGAAAACGTGAATGCAAAGGTATCTGCTGACTGCTGGGAATACGACGTATCCACGCCAGCAGAAACTTGGACGAATTTGATCTTACCATCCCGCATCTGCTCCAGCAGCCTTTTTGCCGTGATCAGATTGTGCGGTTGCAGGTTAAATACCAATCCTGTCGCCCGGCCGCGTAAACCCTCGATTTTGTTCTTGTAGAGCTTTGTGCCTTTGGGTACGCTGTTTATGATCTGCTGTACCTTTTCCGGTGGCAGGCCCAAATTGTGCGCAAAAGAAAAGAACCAATGCGCCCATCCGGGTTTTGGTTCTTCTTTGAGCATCTCTAAAATTTCTTTTGGGGTTTCTTCCTCCCACTCCGGAAGCGGTCTGGAATGGTTGATGTATTCCTCGTACACTGGTAGGTTTGGATCGTCCGGGTTCAGTGTAGCGAGCATATAGTCGCAGCGCATGGACGCCTCTCGGACAAACTCCATATCCGCAATATTGATCTCATCAATGTACAAGCAGCCATATTGGCCGCCCAATGCCTTTTTCCATCGGGCTTTATTGTCATACCCGAGGACATAAACGACTTTATCCCCAGAGGACGGATGGAATAGCAGATGGGGAAGGGAGTTTTTCCCCTTGCCGCCTGCGTTGTATTCAACCAAGTCCCCGAAGTCGTCGAGGATACCGAGATCCTTGTTGATGATGTTCTTCTCGATCGTCCCCAGGTCAAGGCCGGCCAAGATATGGATTTTCTTGGGGCTTTCGGCAACCTTCAGCATGAATTTAAAGAGGCCTACGGTTGTTTTTCCTGCTGCCGTGGTGCCCTCTAAAAACTCGACCGGCGCGTCACAACGCAGGAAAGCTTGGTATTTTTCTGACAGAATCAGACGATCATCCACTACTGTTTCCTCGCAGTTGATGCAAAATATCGTCAAGCTTCTTCTGGCCGGTGTCGAGTTGGCCTTTCACCTCAACCCGATCGGTAAACATCCCGATGTGCTTGCCCAGTAGTTCCAACGCCTTCAATTTGTCGGCCAGCCGGATTTCTCGCTCTACGATTTCTCCATCATTCGTCGGAATGTTTTTGACTTTAACGCTGGAAATGGCCGCAGTATCGTCGGCACATGCTCCATCGATGACCGTCGCTTTGTTCATATCAATCACATCAGAGGCGTTTACAAAAGCAACTCTGGCCAACTCACGGACGACGCGGTCAGCATTTACACCGGTGCGCTTTGACCGTTCCGCCATCGCTTTGTCTATGCGCGCGCGTATTTCAGGTTTTTTCAGGTTTTCGCTTCCCACCGATCCCGCGCTCTCAGGTTTGTATCCTGCACGAATTGCAGCCTGCGTCGCATTTAAATCAATGAGATATTCTTCGCAAAAGAGCTGCTGTTTTTTGGTCATCGTCGCTTCACCACCTCATTTAAAAATCATAAAAATAGCGAACCGCCTAGGGGAAGGCGGTCCGCTGGTATTGTTTTAGTTGCCGGATGTCGGCCTCCGGCGGGGCCGCACGTTACTCTTCCACGTGCAAGTCAGCCTTATGGCATATCAAGGCTTTTGGTGGGGCCGTCTGGAATCGAACCAGAACTATACCTATTGCCCCACGATATCCTTGCCGACAATAAACTGCGCTGGTTTAAGTGCGGCAAGGAAACTCGTTTGCCAGATATGCATCTCTGGGCTTTTGACGCTGGCGGGAGTTGCACCCACACGCACCCTTACGAGGCCGCACTGCTAGTTATGCTACGAGCGTCATGATCCCCGGTATTACCGCCCCGGGGAAGGCGGAGAAGGAGAAAAAGGTGAAAAAATGAATCCTTGCAATCATTTCACAATACCAATTATAGGCCCTTTTTCGAGAAAAAGGTGCCACTTGCTAAATTTCTCGAAGATTTTTTGCGAGCCGGATTAAAAAACGTTTTCGGAAACGCTTCATCGTCCGTAGCGACATGTCCAGCTGAATGTATTGCATCTGCATCCCTTCAAAAAGGTTGCGCTTGATCAATTCCCTTTCACGATCTTCTTCGCATTCCATCCACGCCTGCTCCACCGCCCTGATCTTCCTGTCATTCTCCTTTTGCCTCTGAAGAATCTTCTCGACCTTCCGTCCGGTGGGGTCTCCGACACTGCTTCCTCTGGGCTGGCCGTCTGGCGCATGCGTTTCGTGGATGATCTCCTCTTCAATCTCTTTCTGCCGCTGCAGCATACGGTAGTATCCCTTCGCTGTGGCAACGCACCGAGAGTATACGTCCGGGTCAAGCTTTATGTTCTCGGCATCCTTGACGGTCAATCCCTCCGCCCTCCTCAAACTCAAATCTTTTTGGGTTCACACAACGTTTAAACGGACACAGCCCGCCATCCAACAGCCAAACACACCGCTCATCCGGGCATTGCGGCTGATCTGGCGGTAGTTTAAGGCTGCACAGGCGTTGGACGGCACGGAGCTTGCCGGGGTCGATGTCGAACATGGTGGTCACTCCTTCAATCCCCACCATTCTGATAATCCACGCCAGACAAATCCTGTAATATCGTCCTCACAATCGGCACAGTTTTCATAATTGCAGACTAGGCACGACTCATTTTCATTGACCAATCGGGTCATATCCTTTTTCGCCAATTCAAGTTCAGCTTTCAATCTGGCATCCTCTTTAAGTGCCTTTCTCACTTCCCGGTAATACTCCCGCAATTCCTCCGCCGTGATTGGCTTGACTTTATTGCATCTGGTACAAATATTTTCACACCAAGTGGGGCCCGGGCAAAATTCGCACTGTTCCCGGTCATTGGTGATTTCAAGTAAGCGGTTTAGTTCCATTGCGTTCATTCTTCCTTTCCAGTGCCTCGTACCAGCTCTCATGCACTTTGATTCCATGCTCACGTAGGGCGGCGATAAACCGTTCTAACAGTATGCCGTCGCTGCCTGGAGTTACGAGGTTCCCCCAGTGTTCTTGCGGCGGGTCTTTCCGACAACCGTTCTTAATTTCAAACACGAGGAACAGCTCAAAAAGACCGGAACAAATGAGTTTGTCGGGGTAGAGTGTTTGCAGAAGGCTACACCACTCGCTGTACTCAACACTCGTAACCTCTTTAGCCGCAATGAACTTGAGGCTCGCCTCGGTAAACTCGTAGTAGATATATCCACGGTGGTTTTCTGCCTCGCAAATTAAAGCTTTATTTTTGGGGTTGTAATTCATTTCAATCATTGCTGTTCTTCTCCACTCCGCGCCACTGAAAATGGCATATTTCGCAATCTCCCGGCCCCAGGCAAATCTCGCACGGATCCGCGCTAAATATCACGAGTCTCTGCATATCGTTAACAGCTACTTCCACCTCTGAGTGCAGTTTGCTATTTTGAGATTTTAGATAGGCATTCTCCCTAAGTGCTTTCACCGCTATATGGCAGGCGGCAACAAAATCCATTGCTTCTTTGCTGTGTTCGGTGCCGTCAGCCAAGGCCGACTTCACGAATCTACACTCTGATTCTAATGTTTTTATCGCTTCTCGTTTGGTCATCGTTGTTGATCTCCTTTCATTTTTCCGGATAAACGATCCTCTGCCCGCACTCCGGGCATCTCTCCGGCCTCCTACTCGTCTCAGCCCCCCCTAGTTGGGCAGAGCAGTATGGGCAGGTATATACGACCGTGTGATATAACGTGTATTGCTCAATCGCCTGTTCCAGCGGTTTGCTCTTTCGTATTTTTCGCATCGGATTGCCTCCGCTCGTTGATTTTCTGCTCAATCAATTCGTAGCTCACCATTTCGCTCCGCAGTAAGCATAGGCATTTTACTGAGGAGAGAAGGAGGTTGGACAGGTCTGCCGTATCGGCTGTTTGAATAATCTGCGTCAGGACACAACCGGAAGCTTTCACCGCTTCCAACTGCGCGCGCATGGTCTCCAATCGTTGTTGCTCCCTGTGATGCGCCTCCCGGTACGCCCGACAACATTGCTTCTTCTCCCGCTGCGCCTGTTCCTTTGGGATCCGTCTGCTGTAATAGTCCTGGTACAGCCTGCGCAGACAGAGATATGCATACTGCTCCGGCTGCCCAAGGCCGTCAGGCAGAGGCTCGTTGTGCATCGCGCACCGCTCAATTTCCTGCAACTCCATGACACACCTCACAGTATCTCCTCAAAGTCGTCCCGGCTACCTGGGGCGGTTTTCTCTTTCAGCCAGCCGTATTCCTTTACACCGTTTTCGAATCCTTTTTTGCTCGTAATCCGTTTTGATTTCCGACTAAAGTACAGCTCGACTTCCTGCCCCTTGCGGGTGATCCGCCCGGTCAGGCGGTTTTTCAGAACGGACAGTTTGCTGTCGCAATCCTCCGGGTTATCCTCATGCTTGTCTGCGTTGCTGGAATACGTCAGCACCACATCCGCCCGGTTCGTGATATCTGAACTGCCGGATACATCATCGTTCTCCAGCTGCTCCCGTGTCTTCTTCGGATGGGCGACCAGCAGGATCACCACATCATGCCGCACCGCGATCTGCTTGAGCTTTTTGACAAACGCGGATTGCGCCCGGTACAGGTCGTCTTTTGTCTCCACGTCCATAGCCGTCATCAGGTTATCGATGCAGATGAATTTCACCCCGTACCGCCGAATCGTGTGTTCAATCGTCTCTGTCAGGCTCTCCAATTCCTCGCCGTCCACGGCGTTGTTGTCGTAGAGATATGCCCGATCCTGATACCAGAGGCCAATCCGTTCTGACACGCCTGGAGCCAGAGAGTAAACAGGCTCGTCGAACATATTGCGGCTTTCGGCGATATGATCGGGTCCTGCCAGCTGGAGATCAATCCAGCGGCGAAAATGGTAGTCCGGCAGCTCGCCGCTGTAGGCCAGCACAGAGTAGCCTTGGTCAAGCGCCTCTGCCATAAGCTGCCCCATGAAGGTGGATTTGCCTTCGCCCCTCCGGCCGGTGAGCAGGATCACCTGACCAAAGTAGAAGCCGCCGATGATGCGGTCAAGCTCAGGAATCCCGGAGAAGATTCGCGGCAGGCTGTAGATATCCACGCTCTCCACGTCGGAGAGCCGTTTGACATTGCTCACAGGCGGCACTTCCGCATTTTCCACGGCGGTAAGGATTGCCTGCTTCCCATACTTACGAAAAATATCGTTTGCATCCTTCTCGCCGAGATAGTCCTCCATGCAGACCGCCTTGACGGTGTTCGGCAGCCGCCGCTGCAAGGTGTCCAGCAGTGTGACCTTCCCGTGCTCGCAGTCGCCGAAAACGACAATCTCTTTGAACTGCACGATCCAATCCCACACGTTTTCCAGGAACGTGAAGCCATTGCAGCCGTTCGGGACGGAGACCGCATTGGGAACCCCGCACTCTGCAAGCGTCAGGCTGTCAATCTGGCCTTCGGTGATAACCAGGCGGTCAAAGCCTACGCATTGCGTCATGCCGAAAAGGATCGGCTTTGCGTCTTTTTCACACCACTCCTTGTTGCCTTTGCCGTTGAATCTCGTGTTGCGGTATTTGACATAAGCCAGAACGTTGTGCTCGTCGTAAAACGGGAAGACCAGGATGTCCGGCCGGTCCCTACGGGTGGTGATACGGTATCGCTCTACAATTGCCCGGCCAATGCCGCGGGACTGAAGATATACAACCGCGCCTTCCCGGACGGGGATCGGGCGCTGGGGCAACTCCCGGTACACTTTCGGGCGGGTGGTGTCGCCAAAATCCAGATGGTAGTGAAAATCCCGGGCCAACTCCACGAAATGCCCGGCCTTCCCACATCCGCTGCGAAAGCATTTGAAGGCCCCGCTGGTGAGATTGACGGAGAAGGTGTTCTTATCCCTGCTTTCCCCACCTCGGCAGTATGGGCAGTAGGTGAAGAAAAGCTCCCCGCTTTTTTCGTGGACGTCGGCGTCCAGGACGCGGGCCAGGTCATACACGTCCGATGGTTTCAGCTCGTAGCCCATCATTCCCGCATCCTTTCAAAAATCGATTTTTCTCCGGTCGGGCGCTCCGGCGTTTTTGCGCCGGACGCGCGCGCGTTTTCTTTCTTCTCTTCTTTATATTCTTCTATATTCTTACTTTGTTGCCCTTTGCCTGCCCCTTGCCTGCCCGGTTGCGTGCCATTTGCTTGCCCTTTTGCCTGCCCTCTGGTCTGGTAGGCATCGTAGTTTGTGACCGTAAATACAGTAAATCTTGGATATGCCGTCCTTGCCACTTCGCCTGTCCGTTCTAAGTGTTGTATCCCTGTCCGAATTTGCTTAATTGTAAAATGTAATTCCTCGGATAGTTTGGTATATGAGGAAACACGGGAACCGCGTTTGATAACAATTCCTTTCCAATCCTCATCGTAGGCGTTGACGGTCAGGAGCAGATGCAGGAACAGACATTTGGTGACGGTATCGTCGTACCATTCCCAGTCGAGGAGCGAGCGGTAAAGCTTGATATATCCATTTTTCAGCATCACAGTTCGCCCCTCTCCAGAATCGTTTTGAGTTCATAGCGCAGGATCCTGCCGATCAGTTCCCCGGAGGTCTCACTCCGGCAAAAGACAGGAACAAGGTTATACCGACCGCTCCAGGCCAGCAGGGACGCGGTAAGCGCGGCAGGGTTCATCCGACTGCGGTAGGCGCCGCTGAGCGCCTTTTCCCAGTTCGCGTTTTCTACTAGCAGGTAGACCTTGGCCCCGTCCTCTCTGGCCCGGATGAATTCCCGCTCAAACCGAGCGCGGCTGCGTGTAAAGCAGGCGCAGAGCTCGTCAAGGTTCATCTTGCGCTCAATACAGATTTTTCCTGCCGCGCTAATGGGCTCTCCCACTGGGTTTACAAACCGGCATGAGTAGTCCCCATAGTCGAGCTTGCAGCGCTCATATGGATACTGTATTGCCTTCAGGCGGCGCCGCAGGGCAGGGGTATCCTGCTCCCGCGTATCCACCAGCACCACCATGCTCTCCAGCATCCGTTCAATCTCAAAATGGTTGTATTCCGCCATCGCGCTCAGAACGGGAGGTCGTCATCATCGTCCAGCGCCTCGAAATCCTTAGGGCCGGTTGTTTCAAAAGGCGTTGACGCCGGTCTGTCCTGACACGGCTTATCCTTCGGCGTTTTAAACTTTCCACTGCGGATATCATCCGCCGGGATAAGCGAGCAGCATTTTGTGGTCCAGCCAGTCCGTCCGTTCATCTCCCACTCCTCGTTGCGGAACAACGCGCCTACCAACAGACCTTTGAGCTTGTTCTCGTCCCAGTCAAAGCGGAAACCCTTATTGCTGTCTTCAAAGGCAAACATAGCGTTGTTAAAGGCGTTTTTCGCCCATGCGTCCTTATCGCTGCCATCGTCTGCGGGGATGCGCAGGCGGTAGGTTCCCCGCCACTTCTTGTCTTCATACGTCTGGCCCCTGTAGTCGTCTCGGAAGAAGCCTTTTTTGTCGCCCTCTTCCACATCGAAGCTCAGGAGCAGGATATCCCCCCAGTCGTTATGCACGGGCTTTACGTCCATGATTTTGACCACATAGCCGCCCGCGGGCAGCTGCTCCCTGACATAGCTCCGTTTCGGTTCGTATCCGCTGAATGCTTTCATCGTATGTACTCCTCCTGTTATTTTTCAGTATTTAAACCCCAATATTCCCGGATGGTGCCGTCCACCATCTTCAGGTCGTTGTCGATTTCCAGAAGATTGAACATATCTTTAGGAGATTTCGCCGTTGTATACCCATCGGTTTGGGTTTCAAAGTGATATCGATGCCCGTCTGACCTGCAATACAGGACGACGGAGAACAGGCCCTCAACGGTGAGTTGGTTATCGAGCATTTTACCTACAGTCTTGGCCTTGATTTTGCCGCTGTCTGTGATTTCGCTGTGATGCAGCAGGTAAACGATCGTATCATCCGGCAAAGACCGGGAGATGTAGTCGATCATGGAACGGAAGCGCACGGCGATATCCGTAAACTTCCCATAGCCAGTTTCCTTCGCGCGGTCAAAGAGTTCAAAGGCCATCAGGTACTGGCTGTCATCGATGGCATACCGCTTGTATTGCTTTTGCTTGAGTGCGGCGCCGATAGATTCATAGGTCGCGTTTTTGACAGTATCGAGTTTTTTGCGGAATGACAGGGGCTTGTTGGCCACGCTGAAGACCAGGATTTCCCCCGGTTCAAAATTGCGCAGACTGGTTGTTTTTCCGCTGCCAGATTCACCGATGATTAGGATAGGGATTCCCATTATGTGTCCACCTCCTGAATAGCCAGCGGGCAGTCGTCGCCCCGCCGGGTCTCATAAATCTCATTGAGCGGTTCATAGGTCTTGACGCAGATAACGCGAGTATTTCCGCGGAAGGTTTTCCGCTTGCAAAAGGGACACCACTGGCAAGCGAGATCCCCATTGGGGAAATGGACTTCCACGGTTTCCGTGCCGGTTATGTAAAAGTCAACTCTGCGGTCAGGAATCATGCGGATCGCCCTCCCTCCGGATCCAGTTGCCCGAGAAATACCAATCTACAAGGGCTGTCAGGAACTCCGGCGTTTCCGGGGTATCCTGCATCCGGCCGATCCCGCAACGTACCATTGCATAAGCCGGCGCGTTTTCTGCGGAGACGCGCTTTCCGCGCTCCGGGCCAATCCCTTCGTAATACATAGTTTTCTCCCTCCTTCCAGAGCTCCATCGCGAGTTCGTCCCGTTCGGCAAAGGTCATATTTTATATGCCTCCTTGACTTCCAGCGCCCCCAATGCTACACTGTAGCTGTAAGGATCGCCTTTTTGATTCGGGTTTTCTTACGTGCCGCTTTTCCGATGGCAGTCGGGAAGCGGCTTATTTGTTTGCCCGAAAAAACGCATCTGCAAATCCGGGTGGCGTTATCGCGCGGAAATCTGCATCCGTTTGCGGCTGTGCCCATGCAAGCTGCGGAATCAGGGATTGCGCTGATTTGTGCAGGTAGGCAAAGTTCGGTTTTCCCCGCCCGGGACGTGTATACAGCGGCAGTTTGTCAGGGACATCTTCCCAGTCGCTGTAGATTTTTTGCGGAGGGTTAAACTGTCCCCATATCATGGTTCGTTTCGTCCACGGATCGCCATACTCCCACGGCTGGAATGTGATCGTTGGCGTATGCATGTGTTCCCGCAAATGACCAGCGGGATTTTCGAGTGCCCACCATTTGGGCTGGCACATCGCAATGATGCGCAAACATGCCGTGACAATGGATAATCCAGCATCCGGATTGCGCGGCCTTGCCTCAGCCTTGCAATTTAAGACCGAAAATTCTGTGCACGGTGGCGCAGCCAAAATACCGTAAACATGATCGGGCGGCGTATATGTACGAACGTCATAGTCTGGCAGGGTAATCAGGCGAACATCATATCCTGCCTCTTTGTACGGTCTGCTCCACGATCCCGATCCGCCGCACAGGTCTAATATGATCTTTTGCTTTTTCATCTTATTTTTCTTTCACCTCTTTATAAATTTTCGAATTGATATATCCGACTTAGCAATTTATGGTTGTTTAAGTCGGATTTCTGTGATATTCTCATTTTTGGTGATGAGAATATGAAAAAAATAAAGAAAAGAATTTTTGAGATCATTCAAGTGGCTCAGGATGGAGACAAAGCAAGCCGGATTTTCGATCTGTTCATCTTGGCGCTCATTTTAGTAAACGTCCTGCTTGTCATTTTGGACACATTCAACCTTCCGGCAGATGTTAAAAATGTGTTCGGATTAATTGAAACACTCTCCGTTGTGATCTTTACCGTGGAATACATCCTCCGTATCTGGACTTCTGATTTGCTTTATCCGGATCGTTCCCCAGCCCGCGCAAGGATTCGGTATATTTTCTCGTTCATGGCCCTGATTGACCTTTTCGCGATTCTGCCCTTCTATATCCCGTTCCTGATTCCGGTTGATCTCCGTGTTTTGCGTATGCTCCGAATGGTACGGCTGCTGCGAATCTTCAAAGTGAACCGCTATACTCACGCGCTTTCTAAAATTGGGAATGTCTTTCGGAAGAAGGCAAATGAACTGCTTTCCTCTATTTTCATCGTCTGCCTTTTGATGCTCATTGCGTCGGTCATTATGTATAATGTAGAAAACGCCGCGCAGCCGGACAAATTCAGCAATGCGCTTTCCGGCCTCTGGTGGGCAATCGCGACCCTAACCACGGTAGGCTATGGCGATATCTACCCCGTTACAGCAGTCGGCAAAGTGTTGAGTGCCGTTATTGCCGTGCTGGGGATCGGGCTTGTCGCCGTTCCCACCGGCATTATTTCAGCCGGGTTTATGGAGCAGATCGAAAGCCCGAAGGAAGAAACCAGCGAGAAAAACAAGGACAATGAAAAACAATATTGTCCGTATTGCGGCCATCATTTGGACTAATCCCGCCCGCCTGTTCTGATGAACAGGCGGATTTGTTTTAGTTTCGGCTTCTATGATTTCCACCGGCTTTCATTTTTCTGATTCTATCAATTCAATAGAATCTATCGGTGTGCCTAAACATGCGTTTACAACATCAAGCCGCGTTTTATGCTTAATCACTCGGATCATTACCATGCCGTCATATACACCTGTCACCTCTGCAAGCGTCATATCCGCATTTGCAATTCCATACTTTTGATTTTGCGTCCCGCGCACCAGATCGCCTATTTTGAATTCCATTGCCTGCAACTCCTTAGAAAACGCTTTTGCAGTTGTTTTGCCCACGGGATCAGGTGTTTATCCTCCCATGCGATCAACTGCTTTTCATTCCAGCAGGCCCATATGACAATCCCCGCCGCCAGCGTCCCGGATACGGCCTCTAAAATTGCAATGGTCATGTTTTTCTCCGTCCTCACTCCGCGATCCCGAAGAAGCGATCAAAGCGATCCGGTCCGACATACTCCCGGAACTGAACCGGATTGATATAGTAAATGAACTTGCGTCCGGTTCCCGGCACGGCATTTCCGAAAGGCAAAATACCCCGCTGCAAGCCGATCCGGATGAACTGCTCAGACTTGCCTATGCATCGCGCCGCCGTCCTTGTAGCGATCCTATCCACTGATACGCGGGGAAGCATGGGCGGCACGTCCTTGCCCATCAGGAAATCCGGAGATGCTTTCAAGGCTTCTGCCATCAGAAAAATCTTGTCTTCTCTCGGTTGATTCTTTCCGGAAAGATATTGGCTGATAGATGCTTTTGTGATGCCCGTTTTGCTTGACAGTTCGGATTGGCTCATGTGGGCCTCGTTCATAGCGTGTTTTAATCTCTCTGCAAATGTGGTTGTCATAACTAGTTCCTCCCTATAAATTGAATGATTCTCTTGCCACTGTCCCAATCATGGGACTTTGCCTCTTGATTCCAAAATCAAACAGTTCAATAAGTGGTTTAGGCGTGTTAGAATAAAGGTACGATACTCGTTCAATTGCACTCTTTCTTTTGTTCTAATCTGATAATTTCAGAAATTGGAATGTCCAGCACAGATGAAATCTTCGATATAAGCGAAATATCCATACACTTTTGTCTATCGTTATTTTCAATTAAGCAATAGTAACTTTCTGAAATTCCGATAGCGAGTGCAACTTCTGATAATGTCATTCCCTTCTCTTTTCGAATAGCTTTTAGCCATGATCGCATTTCTTTCATCTCTTTTCTTGTCATATTGTGAAGTTCATTATTATAATAGCGCTATCTTCACATAATGTCAAGATATTTTTTAAATAAACTAATTTACTTTTCATTTCGAAAAGTTTATAATAAATGCAACTAAAAGAGGTGAAGTATAGTGGAAGCTTTAAGGCGTTTAAGACGTGAAAAGGGAATATCCATGAAAGAATTGGGTAAAAAAATTGGAGTTGCTGAGAGCACAATCTCTCAGTATGAAACCGGCAAACGTGAACCTGATTTTGAAACACTACTAAAACTTGGAGAATTTTTTAATGTATCAGTAGATTATTTACTGCGCGGAGAGCAATATCATGAAAAAACGCCCGCCCTTACTGCGAAGGACGAGCGCGACATATCTAAAAAACTGGAAGAAGCATTGTCCCAATTGGAAAGTAGCCAAGAAGGATTGATGTTCCAAGGTGAACCGCTTGATGACGCTACAAAGGAGTTGATCGCAATCAGTTTAAGAAACAGTCTGGAAATGGGCAAAAGGCTTGCAAAGCAGAAATTTACTCCAAAGAAATATAAAGGGGAACAATAATGGAATGAATACGAAAGAGCTTGTTCACGCTTTGTGTGAAGAGTATCACACAAACGATCCGTTTGAACTGGCCGATTCGATTGGAATTACAGTAACATATGAAAAATTAGGATCAGTTCAAGGATTTTATAACCAGTGCTTTCGACATAAGTTCATACATATCAATCAAGACAGCAGTGAGGAAAAGCAAAGGTTCACGTGCGCCCATGAATTAGGACATGCTATTTTGCATCCAGAAGCAAACTCGCCTTTCTTACGGGAAAACACGCTATTCTCCATTGACAAAATGGAGGTTCAGGCAAACCGGTTCGCCGTTGATCTCCTGTTCAGCGACTATGAATTACAAGATTATATTGCAAGGCCCATCACCGATGCGGCGCGGCGCATGGGGGTGACAATCCCGCTCGCGGAATATCGGATGAAATCAGTCGAGCCTGCACTATTTCATACATACTAA